CTGCTACTGGTAACATTAGCGAACATAGAGGATGTGTTCGGGATGTATTTATTCACGTATGAGGATTCCGGTCCAGAGACAGAGACAGAGATATTTTCTTGAGTAGTTGGCATAGTAGTCATGTCTTGTCTTTATACTATTATAGTAAAATCGTTCTATCTCATTTTATTATATATATAAATAGGTTAATGGACAATCGGACAATTCAATTACCAGTTACAGTTAAAAAGGTCGAAACTATTAAAGAAAAGAAGGTCCGTGTAGTAATCAATCAGGAGAATCTGACGTTTGATTATAACATCGACGTCCAGTTTGGATTATTATGTACAGACGCAAGTAATAATCCTGTTTATAAAACGATGGTTCAGCAGATTCAGTTGAAATTAAATGGATATAAGTCACAAGATGTGTTGAAAGAACTATATGATGCCACGCTATTTATAACACTACAATCAACGCTATCGCTACTTATAAAATCCGAGATGAGATGCTTCTATTGTAAAGAACCGGTCCAAGTATTATATCAACATGTGAGAGAACCTAAACAATGGACTTTAGAACGAATCGATAATAAGCATGGACATAATGATGGTAATGTTGAAATAGCATGTCTCTCTTGTAACCTACGTAGGAGAACCATGTATCATGAACGATTTGTATTTACAAAACAATTGACTATTGTGAAAACCGGATAAAGCGAAAATGAATGTAATACTAATAATAATGCGCATCGGCGTAGCAATCCCATGTTATATTGGTCATATAGAGAACCTGCGAGTTCTCCTATCTTCGATTTCAAAGCAAACTCGGCTACCCGACAAAGTTGTAGTCAGTTGTTCTTCGACTACAGAGTTACCTAGTTTCCCAGTATATAATTTTGACTTAATTATAGTTTGTGTTCAATCAAAGAAAAGTCCTTCCCAAAACCGTAACATTGCTGCAAAGTTATTGGATGTCGATATTATCACATTTTTTGATGCGGATGACTTGATGCATCCACAACGTATTGAATTTGTCGAGCGTGCCTTTATGGGTGGAGCTAATGTTGTGCTTCATAATTATAGCATAGAACCGAGCGATTGTTATATTTACGACTCACCAGATATATACTATGATAGTTTATCTCAATGTATGAGTGGTTGTATACGACATATCAACCAGAATAATTACGGTCTAGGAATACATCATTCTCAAGTAACTGTTACGAAGGAAATATATGATGCAGTTCACTTTGACGAGAACCCAACAATAATCGGTAAGGAGGACTGTGTCTTTTGTTGGTGTGTATTTGCACTACCAAATATAAAGAGTGCGTATATATCCAATGGACTATCGCTATATTTACAAAGCAACACATATACACTGTTTGGTTAGTTTCCAAAAGTATTCTCGCAGCTATAAACGACATGTAAGAATCCATCATTCGGGTCTCTAAATTCAGAATATACGTTGGCAATTATCGTTGCATTACATACAACGCTATTGTCAATAAACAAAAACAGTGCTTTTTCAGGGCTTAAATTAAGACGCTTTCGAATCACATACAAGAACTGACCCATAGTTAAATCTGATGGGACCAGATACTTGCATCTATCTAGTTCCGGTGCATTGACCGAATTTTTATTCCGTGAAACAATTACAGGTATTCGGTCCGGATATTTACACATAATTCGGTCGGCTTCTTTTGTGTTTGTGGGGTTCTCCTTAAAAAGTGATATTATAGTATCCATTTTTATTATAGGTCGATAAAACATTTCTCACTGGCTTCCGCTAATATTTTATGGATTCTTGGTATTAAATGTTCGAGCGGTTTGTTCTCCTTCATTCGTATTATTTCAACCGATTCATACCACACCTTGTCATCTGTATCGAACCACCTCCAATCACTGGTATATCCAATTAGCAACAACGTTTTTACACCCATCACTCCGGCTAAATGAGCGACGGATGTGTCGATGGTAACGAGAACATCTATATTCCGTAATATAGCAATAGTATCAAAAAATGCCTTGTATCTGTCGATGTCGTAGTTAAATAGTCGGTCGGCGAAGTCAATTTGTGAAAAGTCTCGCTGTATTTTTTCATCATTTGCATGCAGACAAATACAATGGAATCTATCGTCGTTACAAATTGGTTTGAATTTACTCAATTCCATATGTTTGTCGATATAAGATACCAACATTCCACTATACACAATCCCGACCTTGAGTTTATCTCGAAATTCTGATAATCTCTCGCTCCATAGTTCGATGTTGCTTGGGTTCTCTCGAATGTAATTGATTTTGTTCATTGTAATCGATGTGAGCTTGAGGATGTATGGTAGAGACATGATATATAACTTTTTATCATAGCTCGCAAGGTCTATCATTTGCGAGTCGTCGCGAACCGTTATGTTTTCATATTCAAATAGGTGTGATACGTTTGTCCTACAAAAGTATGTTATTTGCATCTCGGGCTTGCGTTTGGATAATTCGATGGCATAACGGAAAAACTGAATATTATCACCAATGCCTTGTTCGTATACGACCAGCAAATGATTACATTCGTCGGTTCCATTCCAGTATTGTAACGCCGGTATCTCGACACGTGCTTTCTGATTCGTCATTGGCGATATATCGTTCGACGCCAATCGATTTTCATACAACTCGAATCCCTTTATAAACTGCTTACTTGCCAGGTATGGAAAACATGTGCTATGTAAGTTGTCTTGTGATGGATTTTCAAGTGATTGAAAAGCGCGAATTGAATCATTGTGTTTCTTAATATACATATATAGTGCGCCCAGTTGTAGATAATTATAATTCGATGGTCGCAAACGGTGCGCTATATTTAAACACGCAATCGCCTCATTATATTCTTTCAATAATCGATAACACTCTGCCATATTGGTATATATTTCGGGTATGTCGTTTTTGATAGCCAAAACCTTTTTGAAATGGTTTATAGAACTTCTATGGTCGTTTATTTTTGAGTAGTATACGCCAATTTCATTATTTATAATACATATTGAAACTAGATCGGATGAGGGAGTATCCTGGAGTTTTTTCTGCAAGCGGTATAATTCCATATACGTTAATACCATGATTTACTATTTACATCCTTTAGGGTATAAATAAATGTTGATAGGTTTATTAAATTATATTATGAGTTGTTCCGTTCCAGTTTCGATAGGCGAATTATGTGATAAATATACTATATTGCAAATTAAGGCGGAACGAATAACTGACGTCGGAAAGTTGGTAAAGGTAAATAATGAACTGGAATTGTTAGGACCATTTGTAGAACAATTCAGTGTATCACAGGAACTATTGACAAATTTGAAGGAAATCAACGAAAGATTATGGGATATTGAAGACAGTATCCGTAAGAAGGAATCGTTGAAACAGTTTGATAATGAATTTATTGAAATCGCGAGAACCGTGTATGTTACAAATGATGCTCGATTCAGGGCTAAGACTGAAATAAATGAGCGTTATAACTCGCACGTTTGCGAGGTGAAGAGTTATGCCGAATATTTATAAAATAATGAAAATAATTATATTGATATTTATTTTCATTTGCTTTACTTCTTGATGCATTTGCCATTCTTCGGGTTGCGGCGAGTTTTCTTAGGGCAACGTTTGCCATTCTTGGGCTTGCACTTGCGTGTCTTCTTATTACGGCGCGTTCCCTTCGCACACGGCTTGCGGCGCTTGCGTGTCTTTTTCTTGGCGATAACATCTTCGACGGTGTCATTGGTCGTCTCAGTCACGGCCATAGCCATACCTTGTTCCGGTGTGGGAACCTCGGTAGTCGCAATCATCTCTTTCGGTTTGGGAATCTCGGTAGTCGCAATCATCTCTTCCGATGCGGGAACAGTAGCGACTTCAACTGGCGCAGTAACCTCGACAGGCGCAGTAACTTCAGTAGGCGCAGTAACCTCGACAGGCGCAGTAACTTCAGTAGGCGCAGTAACCTCGACAGGCGCAGCAACTTCAGTAGTTACGGGAACCTCGGCGGCTGGTGGCGGCGGAAGTGCAGCCTCATCTTCCTTTCTTTTTCTCTCTTCGTCAGTCAGTTGGTCCATTATATTATATATAAAATACGCATATAAAATTATACTCTAAATATTGGTTAATGGAAATACATAAACAAATACTAGAAAAATTGGATTATTTTCACGATTCAAATCGAATACCCAATATTATATTCCATGGTTCTTCGGGGACTGGCAAAACGACTATCGTCCATTACTTTCTAAATAAGATTTACAATAGCGATAAGGGTAAGATTAAAAACAATGTAATGGTGGTAAATTGTTCTCATGGAAAGGGTATTAAATTTATACGCGAGGATTTAAAATTCTTCGCCAAAGCAAATCTACAGTCGACGAGTGGTGTAAAATTTAAAACGATTGTTCTCTATAATGCAGATAGTCTAACGAACGATGCACAGTCGGCGCTTCGGCGATGTATCGAACAGTTTAGTTTTAATACTCGTTTTTTTATAGTGGTAGAGAACAAACACAAATTGCTAAACCCAATTGTGTCTCGATTCTGTGAAATACACGTTCCTGACCATATTGTAGATGGAAAGACGATGAATTTACACCAATATACATTGAACAAGAACATGGACCTGTCCGTATTTTACAACGCAAAGACTAAGTGGATGCAAGAGTTTATGGAAAGAACGCGGATGAATTCGAATGTGGCTATATCAGACGCGAGTGTTACTATATATGAAAATGGTTGCTCGTGCTTGGATTTATTGGATTATATTCAAGACTCTGCAAAATGGAGCGAATTTGACAAATCGAACGTTCTCATGTTTTTCAATAAAGTTAAAGCTGAATTTCGATGCGAGAAGATGTTGTTGATGTATTTGTTGAATTTCATGTTTTTACGAGAGAACCGTGAGATAAATAAGATATCCTTTATTTAAGGGGAACCAAGGTTCCCCTTTGACCCCTCCTTTTATAATTTTGGAAGGAAAAAACTGGGCGATAGGTTTTGAATTATAACTTATGTCATAAAGTAAATTGCCTTACAATAGGAAGGTTTGGTTTCACCTTTTCTAAAGGTGAATTTGGCTCCACCTTTAGAAAAGGCGGATTGCGTTTATGTTTAGGTAAAAAAATATGGTTGATTTCTATAAAATATGGATGATTTTGTTCTCTCGAATCTGCAGGAATCCAGAAATGAATGGTGCAGTCGATTAGTAAGTATATTCACACCTTTAGTGATTGAGGGCATGCGCTCCATCTTCAACGAGTCGTGGAAGTTATGTATCGATAATGACGAAGTTGGTAAGTATTTAATGACTTTCCAAAATCTAATCTCACGCGTCCCTAAGTGGAATGCCAACATCATCGAAGAGGAACGTAAGCGCATCGTTGAACGTAGTGGGTGTAATTATTTAGATGATTTAATTACATGTGTTCATATTATTCAGCTCAAGGTTCTCACATGTGTCCGCGTAGGCAACAAACAGAAGAAAATCGACATCACTACACCTAATTTAGATAGTTTCATCCACAAGGTGTATATTAACGTTGCACGTAAGTGCTATACGAATGTTTATTTGTTTGAAAAGAATATTTCGCCTTTACTCGTTCAGCGTAATGGTCGAGAACTAGAAATGATTGTCCAGGAGTGTATTCTCAACACGATTCGCGATAGCATTCCTACAGAGGCGATTATTCGTGCTTACATGGATGAAGCGGTCGAGCAAGAAGAGGAGGTCATTATTGAGAACATTGAACCGGAAAAAGAAAAGAATGAAAAGGAGGTTGTAAATGATGTCAAACAGGAAACGAAAGAGGAAAAATCGGATGAACCGCAAATGGTTCCATCAATTTCTAATATAGATAATGAGCCGGTCGTAACTCAGTTGAAATTCAATGATTTTGACAGCGTATTTGACTCGGAAACTGGTAAGATTTCTGACATAAATGCTCCGAAGAATGTCGAACGTCTAGAGGAGATTAGCACATCTCGTGCTATACAGCGCAAGCTAGAAGAGGAGGAGGATAGCGACGATGATGATAAAATTAAGATTCATACAGATAGCATTGATTTAGGTGAAATGGACGTTTTTGATATGAATAAATCGGACTCGATTGGTAGTGCAATTACTCTCGATGGCGTCGAGGAGCTTTTTGCGTAAAATTAGTAAACTAAATCTTTAGTGATTTACTATACACAACCGATGGAAAAGCCCATTATTATAACTATTTCGATTGCAGTGCTATTCTTTTTCGCGAAGTTAATGGAGATGAAGTTCATCGATAAGGAGAACAAGCCACTCAAGTTCCTTATTCGCGACACACTGCTGGTTATGGCTTGTGCATTTGTTCCCATCTTCTTATTTTTTCAGGCGAGTGGTCCTGTGGCGGAGATGTTGGGAACGAGTGATTTCACGGCGTCTGCTCCTACACAGGTGTTTACGGATGTTCCTGGATTTTAATACCATTTATTCAAATAAATGACATTAATAAATGACTATGCATAACTGGGCATTTTATCGAGATTCATGTAATCCACCACTTCAACTGGCGTAGCGAATTGACTGAAAAATGGGAATGATAACTGGTTCTGTGGTGTATGGTCGTGGACCGTCTTTGCAATCATCTTATATAACTTGAAGTCCGGATATCGCTCTGCTCCGTTGCGTTTGTATAATATGCTGGTTTTCTTATCATCCAGACACCAGCGATATACGGTCTTCTGTAGTTCGGTTACAGGCTTGCCATCGATAATAAAATCGAATATGGAGCAACCCAGACGACAGAGGTCGAAACTATAGTTCGGTTCTATAATAGGATATTTGCTATTGTAATATGGTTCGAAGTTGTATTGTGTCGCAGCATCACCACCTGTGGCGAAACTATCGCTGCAAAATAGCTTGCCCTTGTATTTATAAATGCTACGTCCGAAGTCGATGATTTTGAAGATTTTACCATACGTTGGCACCTTATAGTATACATTGTTGAACTTATAATATAGGAATTCTATATCCGTATTTACATACATAATATTATTTGTATGTAGGTCATTATGGGTGAAATTGAATGCCGTTTGGTATGCGATAAGCGTCATGACGACTTGGAATAGTGCGCTTGCACCAGTTTCATCGTCAATCTCCTCATCGACAAATAAGTCATCGAGGGTTCCGTCGCACTTTTCGAGACATATCATTTGCACGGGAAAGTTATCGATATAGGCGAATATATTGGTCTCTTCCTCTGCGGGGGTATCCACCCCCCGCACGCCCCCATCTTCATCTTCATCGTCATCATCTTCATCGTCCTCATCATCCTCATCCTCATCCTCATCCTCATCCTCATCCTCATCATCATCCTCATCCTCATCGTCATCATCGTCATCATCGTCATCATCGTCGTCATCAGTATCGTCCTCATCGTCCTCGTCGTCGTCATCAGTATCGTCCTCATCCTCATCGTCCTCGCCATTTTCTTTGTTTCCGGTTTCATGTGTGTAAACTTCTTCCAAAGCATCAAGTGATACCTCGTTTAGGTCATATGAAATGTCATCTAAATTTAATGCATCAGGAATCATTTCATCAGCGTCAGTTATCTTTAGCTTTTCGCGATTATCTCTCGAATTCTGATTCATCATCGAAGACACACGATGACGATTGATTCGGAAGTATTTATTCACATTATCCAAGAAGAAATTCGAGTTATTCAAATATTCATAATCATCAGCAATATTCATCTTAAATTTCTTCTGGACTGCCGAGAACGACCCATAGTAATCAATCGAGTGCTTAAAATCGTGTAACTCAAGTAACTTACTCGATAGTAAGCAGAAGAAACCATCACTATAGGATGCATTATTCGTGGAATTAAGTTTCTCGAATTTGCAACCATCCACTGATGGTAGACTGCGTATGTCATCGCTTTCTGCGTCATATCTACCAATCATATAGCGTATCGGGTCCAGTAGTGGCGAGTATTTAATGAAAATGGGTTTATTAACTTGCTTACCAGTGAGAGTGTCTACGACAGTGGTTAAATCAACCATATGATGCTTATGATTCAGTTGAATTGCATTATGGTTATGTTCTCTGATATCGAATAATAGTTTGATAACTGGTTGATAATACTGGAAAGAGTTTAGCTGAAATGGATTATAGTCATGTTTTAAATCATCTGATGTTGGGGTAAACTGTTTTTCTAAATGTTCTAGATTTAGAGGATGGAACTCTTTGGCGAACTCTAACATTTTATAACTGTAAATCACATATTAATTGGACAATATGAACGTTTGTTCTCTATTTATAATTTATAGTCGAACTTTATAAATGACATTGCAGTTGAAAAAATTTAATATGCGCGATATTACATTCAGGCCCGATGAGAATAAAGGGCCTGTGGTGGTTCTCATTGGACGCCGTGACACTGGTAAATCATTCTTGGTAAGAGATTTGCTATTTTATCATCAGGACATTCCTATTGGCACCGTCATATCCGGAACGGAAGCAGGCAACGGTTTCTATAAAGAACACGTTCCTAAACTGTTCATTCACGATGAATACAATACGGTGCTTATCGAGAATGTCTTGCGGAGGCAGAAAGCTGTTATGAAACAGATGAAGAAGGAAATCGATACCTACAAGAGAACCACAATCGACCCACGTGCATTTGTTATTATGGACGATTGTCTCTATGACCAAACATGGACTCGCGACAAGATGATGCGTCTCCTTTTCATGAATGGGCGTCACTGGAAGGTTATGTTAATCATAACTATGCAATACCCGTTAGGCATTCCGCCGAACTTGAGAACAAACATCGATTACGTGTTTATCCTGCGCGAACCATATTTAACGAATCGGAAGCGCATGTGGGAGAACTACGCCAGTATGTTTCCTACACTGGAGTCCTTTTGTGCTGTCATGGATAGCACGACTGAGAATTACGAGTGCTTGGTAATCAATAATAATGCCAAATCGAATAAATTAACTGACCAAATTTTCTGGTATAAGGCTGAAAACCACCCGTCTTTCAGGTTGGGTTCGAAAGAATTTTGGGATATATCTAAAAATATGGGTTCAGACGACGAAGACGAGGCGTATGACCCATCGAAGAACAAGAATGCGAAGAAAGGGGCGAATATTAATGTAAAAAAGAGTTATTAATAATACGTGCGTATGCTATAAAATTAGTTTAAGAAACAAAGACAGAATGCGGCGAATTTTATTATGTAAAAGTTTAGCAAAATCTCTACTTATAGTGTATAATTCGAATGGCTAGTTTTTTGGATTCGTTTGCATCGTTCAATATATTTGGTTCTGAAACGGAAGAAGTTATTGCGGCAAAAGATACACTAAAATCAATCAAGACAAAATGCGCCGATGATATTGCAAAGGCGGAGGAGGGTGTAAATAAAGCCAAGAATGCTGCTCCTGCCGCTGCTCCTGCCGCTGCTCCTCCTCCTCCTCCTCCTGCTCCTGCCACTGCTCCTGCTACAGGCGGAAAGAGGAATAACAAAAATAGAAACAAGAATAGAAATTCTAAGAAAAATAAGAATAAGAACGGTGGCAAGAAAAGGAAAACTGCCCGTAAGTAAATAATTATATTTTATTTCTATAAAAATATAATTTTTTTGACACAAACTACTTGCTATTCGCAATCGTAGCCTCACGCAACAGCTCATTACGCACATTCACACTCGCCGTATCCGACACCTCGCGCTCATCGAAATTCACCGTCTCCTTCACTCCAATCAACTGTCCATCCTCATTTAGCGTCTGCGTGAGAACATTGCCACTCTTCTTCGCTAACTCGATGTTCTCCTTAATCGCCTTCTGCTTAGTCTCCTTAACACGGCGCTCAAACTCCTCCTTCGCCTTCGTCTCATTCTTCAGCTTCTCGTGATGCAGCTGGTTGAGCTCCTCCTCCATGAACTCGATGCGTCCAGTCTTATACGCATCCGGGTCCCAAGGAATCCACATACCGACGGGTCCAACGAAAATGTCGTGATGCGGGTCCACCTCGCGAATCTTCTTGCACTTCATCTCCGCCTCATCCTGATTCGCGAACACACCACGCAACTTCAGACCACGCACCGAAGTCTGGAAAGCATGAGCACGATTGAACTGCTCACCTAGCTTGTCCTCATTCTTATCCATAAACGTCTTGAAATCGTCGTCGACACCGCCGGCACGTAACTTGGTCTCCTCCTCCTTAACGAACTCATTGAAATCTGCGATGATATCATCAACCTTTAGCCCATACTTATACGCGGCGAAATTAAGGAAATCTAGCGACTTTTCCATGCATTTAGAGAATTCCCACTGCTGCAAAAACTGCTCAAACATGAAAATCTCGCGCTTCTTCAGAATCTTCTCCGGCGAAACGAATGACATGCATGCAAACTTCTGTCCGGCAATCGGAGGGTCCTCGTCACACAAGTCAATATATTTAGGATTAACTTCCCCGTTCTCAAGATTGTGACGTTCAAATCCGGACATTTTCTATACACATAGTCTGGGCATTTATTTAAGTGTTTTAAATTTTATATATTTTAAGCGCAATTTTTTTATTATACTAGTATATATTATAACAATGTCCGGCATCGATTTTAGCGAATTAGTCAAGCGTGCTATTAAGTACATCGTGGAGGGTCTCATGGTTGCGATTGCTGCCTATGCCATCCCCAAGAAGCAACTCAATGTTGAGGAGGTTGTCATCATCGCGCTCACCGCCGCCGCCACGTTCTCCGTCCTCGACGTCTTCGTCCCGTCGATGGCTTCGTCTGCTCGCGGTGGTGCCGGCTTCGGTATTGGTGCGAATCTCGTAGGATTTCCCCGCGTTGGTATGTAAAAATTGATTTGAAGTAGATTTTATATATTCTACTCCAAAAAAGAATGTCCGTAACGTTGCAGCTATTTATCTACAATACGCCCCTCACCAGAGACAACAATTTCCCTCTGATTCCATTCGATTCGACCATTGACATGTATGCGTTTATAACTCGCCTCAAGTCGACGTCACAGCGTTCGGACACTACCGCCCCGTATTTTGTGATTAACAATCCACAACTATTACCAGATGTAGTTCGTAGACCGCATATGCATGCTAAAAAGCGTGACCACTTCCGCAAACATCAAACGAATGATTCTGATTCGGAAAGTGAGGATGAGGACGATAAATACGATTTGTTCGACAATATATTCCTTATATACGAGAACATCGACGAATTACGAAAGCTCGATATTGATAACAATACTTTGCTCAATACGGGTTTCGCCGAATACGTGCAGACATTCAAGTGGTAGGGTGTTTACGCCCTTCAATAGTCTAAACAGTCGGGTAATATTCCCAATCCAAATCTTTACACACTTTGCACCATATTTGGTCCTGTTCCAATTGCTTTTCACGGTCTTTCATCAAAGGTATATATGGTAAATATTGTGTCTGGTCTAGAAGGACACATAGCTGATAGAGGGTATATGTATAATTGAAGAAATTGGTTCGATTCGCCGGACAATGGACCGCCCATGGTTTCTGTATTTCAATAAATAGAACGCATAGTGTTTCGTGTAAATGCTCGTTCATAATAGGTGGTCGGATACCGAAAATGGAGTTGATATATTGGATATGTTCAAAATATTTATTATAACCAAGTTTACGCAGAATCTCGCGCATTTTATCATAATTTATTTCTTCAGCAAGGTTCTGTATGCGTTCTTTTTTTATTCGAATACGAATATTTTCAATGACATCTTCTGGTATCTGCGTGGTTTCCTTTGCCTGAAATTGCGATAAGATTTCCTTGAAATGGTTCAGTCGAATATACGCTGTATATGATACCTCATTTGGGGCCTCTTTATTGGATGGTTTCGAACTGTCCACTATATAACTCACAAACTTAGCACACTCGCGGTTATTACATATCAAAACACCATCTTCGTCCTGTGGAATCATCTCGCCCTTACTACAAAAACAACAAATGTCGGTCGGCATAACAAAATCGTGTGGATTTACAATCTCATTATTCACATTCTTCCAATAATTGACTATTGATTTTTTGGACGTGCATGGTTTGTCGGTAGAATCGTCGACCGTTTGCTTTAGTTTAAAGAAATCATTTAGAACATTCACATTTTTAGTCCCTCCATTCGATATTTTCTTTTTCTCTTCGAAATAGTTGAATATGTGTTCCGAATTATCAAGCAGGTATTGTTTCTTTTCCAATTTATAATGTTTGATTCTGTCATTAATAGTGTTAATCTTGTCCTTAAGTTCCATCCGCAATTCAACTTGTTCCAAATTTGTAGAACGAAGTTGTTGTTTTATGGTATCCTTTTGTTGTATTAGTTCTGGTATTCGAACTGTCTCATTATTATGAAAGTCTTCCAACATTTGACTATGTTTTTTGTCGATAGTATGTTGTATTGGGTCTGCCTTCTTCATTTTAGTAATATATTGAATATCTTCTATATAATGAACGAGTTTAAATAATATTATTATAATTCGAATTTAGGTAAAACCACATTAATATAGTAATTGCAATATGTATAAATTATGGACAAGCAGGTAGACCGAACAACATTTCAGAAGATGCAATTTGTAATGAACGCAATCGACGCTGGATGGTCGGTTAAGAAAAGCGAGGACAATTATATATTTACGAAAAAACATGAAGGTAAGCGCGAAGTTTTCATGGCGGATTATTTAGAGAAGTTCGTGACCGAAAATATGAAGTTCGATGGAAAAACTTTAGGAAGCACAATTTAATTATTTAATTTCGTATTTTCTCCAAATTATTATCTTTTGGTATACTATATTATAAACCATGGGCGGAGCACTTATGCAACTTGTAGCTTACGGCGCGCAGGACGTTTTCCTCACGGGAACCCCTGAGATCACTTTCTGGAAGGTGTCTTACAGGCGCCACACCAACTTCGCGATGGAGTCCATCGAGCAGACCTTCTCTGGTCAGGCTGACTTCGGTCGCCGCGTTACCTGCACCATCTCCAGGAACGGAGATCTTGCTTACCGCACCTACCTTCAGGTCACTCTTCCTGAGATCAATCAGTCCATGAGGAACACCTCTGGATCTTTCTCCCAGGGAGTCTATGCCCGCTGGATGGACTTCATCGGCGAGCAGCTCGTTGCCCAGGTTGAGGTCGAGATTGGAGGTCAGCGCATCGACCGCCAGTATGGAGACTGGATGCACATCTGGAACCAGGTTACGCTCACCTCTGAGCAGCAGCGTGGATACTTCAAGATGATTGGAAACACCACGCAGCTCACCTACATCACGGACCCCACGTTCGCGTCCGTTTCTGGACCCTGCGCTGCCGCGGGTGCCCCCGGACAGGTTTGCGCTCCCCGCAACGCCCTCCCCGAGACCACGCTCTATGTTCCCCTTCAGTTCTGGTTCTGCCGCAACCCCGGCCTTGCCCTCCCCCTGATTGCCCTCCAGTACCACGAGGTCAAGATTAACCTCGACCTTCGCCCCATCGGCGAGTGCCTCTGGGCGGTTGGCGCCCTTCTCGGACCCGCCACCGCGGCGCAGGTCACCTCTGCCTACCAGCAGTCCCTTGTTGCGGCCTCCCTCTACGTTGACTACATCTTCCTCGACACTGATGAGCGCAGGAAGATGGCGCAGAACCCCCACGAGTACCTCTTCGAGCAGCTCCAGTTCACTGGA